ACACAATATTGTGAAAGTAGATGAAGAGAAATTCTTAATCGAATTAGCTATAGCTGGATTCAAAGAAGATGACATCAATGTAGAAGTCAAAGATGGAATCTTAAAGGTCTCTGGTGAGATGTGTAAGGACGAACGAGATTTCGCATTTAAAGGTATATCGTCCCGCAAATTCGAGAAATCATTTCGACTCTCAGAATTTGTAGTAATAGACGGTGCTGATTTGAAGGATGGAATATTAGTGGTGTATGCCAGAGTAGAACTACCTGAAGAGAAGCGTCCTAGAAAGATCGAATTAGGGTCTGCTGGGGCATCAAAGAAGAAAGAATACTTGAAAGGGTAAACTGGTGAGCAGCGAAACTCAGTAGATATAAATTAAATATTTACTGGAGAACAACATGAAACATATAACTCATTTTATTGACAAATATGAAGACGTTGCCGAGGCCTTAAAAACTACCGTGATCGTATTATCTATCACAGCATTAATCTTAGGATTAGCGCCAATGATCGTGATAATGCAATCCAGCAGCTATTAAAGCCAAATTGACAATCATGCGGGGAGTTAGAGATAGCTCCCCAATCTTTTGAATTAAATTAAAAAAACAGTGTACTTTTGCCGTGAACTGTGATATAATATACATGTTATGAAGTTTTATACTAATGTAAGTCGTTATGGTAATATGATACTCCTTCGTGGGTACGACCACAATAAACGAATCTCAGAAAAAATTAAATACGAACCCTCACTATTCGTGAGTACGAATCGTCCTACAAATTGGAAAGCCTTGGATGGTACTCCAGTTGGTAAGATGAATTTTGACTCTATGCGATCTGCAAATGAATGGGTTCAAACGAACAAACATACTGCCGGGCTCCATATCTTTGGAAACACTCGATATATTTCGGCTTTCATCAATGACCAATTTCCAGGTCAAATCGATTTCGATCGTAACAAAGTAAATGTGACAACGATTGATATCGAGGTTGCGTCGGATGATGGCTTCCCCGAGCCAGACAAAGCTGATAATCAAATCACTGCGATTACGATTAAAAATAATATCGATAACACTTACTATGTATGGGGCCTAGGCACTTACGATGTAAACAAATCATTAATGAAAACCAACCGGGTAGTTTATAAAAGCTATGAATCTGAGGCTGACCTATTGGTCAACTTCATAACACATTGGTCCTCAGTTTCTCATTCACCTGATGTAGTGACCGGTTGGAATACTAGGTTCTTTGATATACCTTACCTCGTAAACAGAATACATAAACTTCTTGGTGAGCCATACGTAAAAAGGCTATCACCTTGGAGTATGATTGAACGTAGAGAAATAACTACGATGGGTAGAACTCAAACTGCCTACGAACTCAAAGGTATTTCTAATTTGGATTACCTTGACTTATTTAAAAAGTTTGGATATTCTTATGGTCCTCAGGAATCTTATAAGTTGGACCACATTGCTCATGTAGTACTTGGAGAGAAAAAGCTTTCCTACGAAGAGTATGGTTCTTTGCATTCTCTTTACAAACATAACTTCCAAAAATTTATTGACTATAATATAAAGGACGTTGAGTTGGTAGACAGAATCGAAGATAAACTTGGTTTAATTACTCTTTGTTTAACTATGGCATACAAAGGTGGAGTAAACTACAATGACACCTTTGGCACTACAGCAATCTGGGATACGATTATCTTTAGGAAACTATATGAACATAATATTATAATACCATTTGCTGAGGATAAAACTAAAACATTCTATCCTGGTGGTTTTGTAAAAGAACCTCAAGTTGGAATACATAATCACATGGTTAGTTTTGATTTAAACTCTCTATATCCTTCTATTATCATGCAATACAATATGTCACCTGAGACAATTGTGAATGGAAAGGTAAGTAAAGTTGATATTGAAGATATGCTAGCAAATCCAAATGTGCAAATGAAAAAGTTTGATGGTGAATGTGTAGCTGCAAATGGCCAACACTTCACAACTAAAAAGGTTGGAATACTTCCAATGATTATTGATGAAATGTATAATGAAAGGGTAGGAATCAAAAAGCAAATGATTGATGCTCAAAATGAAAAGGAAAAGGTGGATAAAGATGACAAACAAAAACTATACCAAATCGAAAGGGATATTGCAATTGCCGAGAATAGGCAGGTCGCAATTAAAATCCTTCTTAATTCTCTTTATGGTGCTTTGGGCAACAGGTATTTTCGTTTCTTCGACCAACGAATTGCTGAAGCCATCACCCTCACCGGACAGCTTACGATACGATGGGCCGAATATGCACTTAACTCCTACCTTAATCGAGTGCTCAAAAAGAATTCAAGAGAAGATTATGTCGTTGCCATCGATACCGATAGTTTGTATGTACGCTTAGGAGATGTAATCGATCAGTTTAAACCTGAGAATCCTATTGACTTCTTGGATAAAGTTGCTGATGAAATGCTTGAGCCTGAACTAGCTAAGTCTTACGATAAACTATTTGATATGCTTGGTGGTGTATCTAATCGTATGGTTATGAAAAGGGAAGCTATAGCTGATAGAGGAATATGGACAGCTAAGAAACGCTACATCTTAAACGTACATGACAACGAGGGTGTAAGATATAAAACGCCTAAGTTAAAAATCATGGGAATTGAAGCAATCAAATCTAGTACACCTGAACCATGCCGAGAAGCATTAAAAGAGATGTTCAAGATTATTATATCAAAAGATGAAAAAGAAACACAAATGGCAATTGAACATTTCAAAAATCATTTTAAAACTTTATCACCAGATGAAATTGCATTTCCACGTGGCGTTACTAAAGTTCGTGAGTTTAAAGACCATAATCAAATCTATAAAAAAGGTACACCTATGCACGTACGTGGCTCTTTACTATTCAATCATCAAGTAAATAACTTATCGCTCAAAAAGAAATATCCTTTGATTAACAATGGCGATAAAATCAAGTTCGTATATCTTCGTATGCCAAATCCAATTCATGAGAATGTTATTGCATTCTCTGATTACTTACCTGATGAATTTGGATTACTTAAGTACATTGATTACGAAACACAATTTAAAAAGACATTCCTTGACCCAATCGAACCTGTGCTACAAGCAGTTGGTTGGAATCATGAGGAAGTGGCAAGCTTGGAGGATTTCTTTGGCTAAGATATTAGTTGTTGGACAGAAACCAGGTTTAGTAGATAAATCAAAATCAACTACTTGGAATAGAGTAAGTGGTTGGATAAAAGAAGATTATGATTGGACTAACATTTATAACTTAGAAGATGAAGTTATATTTACCTTAGAACAATCGTATAAATACTCTCACATAGTGGCTTTAGGAAATGTAGCTTCTGAATATCTAAAAAGATTAGGTGTCGAACATTGTAAGATACCACATCCAAGTAGATTGAATAGGCAATGGAACAATCCACAAACTGAGATTGATACTGTAAATAAATTAAATAACTATTTACATTTACACAGAAATGTGTTATAATATACCAAGAGGAAAAAAAATATGGAATATAAATTAGTAAGATTAAGTAATGGAGAAGAAGTTATTGGTAAAGTGACTGAAACTGAAGATAGCATTACAATCAAAGATGGCCATGCGCTATTTGCTCCGGAACCTGGTAAGATTGGATTCATTCCTTTTATGCCATATACCTTAGCTAAAGATGGTGTGGAAATAAACAAAAGCTTTGTTATGTTTATTGTTGAACCTTTAGAGTCATTAGTTGACCAAATCAAAGGCAAAGATACAAGAATCATGACACCTAAAAAGGACATTATAGTATGAGCAAAGACTGGGTAAAAGATATTCATGATATGCAAACAAAATATCAAACTCGTGATTGGGTTGATACTAATCCAGAAAAACTAAGAGAGTTTCTTAAATTTAGAATTGAATTCTTACAAGAAGAGTTGGATGAAACTCAAGCAGCTTACAGGCGTAAGGATGCTGAAGAGATTGTTGATGGCCTCATTGATTTGTGTGTTGTTGCGATTGGTACACTAGATGCTTATGGTGTTGACCCATACAAAGCATGGGATGCTGTACTAAAAGCTAATATGCAAAAGTATGTTGGAATAAAAGAATCTAGACCAAACCCACTTGGAGTACCTGATTTGGCAAAGCCAGAAGATTGGGAAGCACCAAGTCATACAGGAAACCATGGTAAGCTTAACGATATTTGATAACATATACGATAACAAAACTCATAAGAGAATGGATTATAGTTCTTTTGATGAGTTTGCTGGTGTGTTATATAAGTTAGCTAGTGATGATAAGTATCCTACAAAACAAGAAGCTCCTCTCATATCACCTGCCACATATGAACCAAATACAACAAGAGCAAATGATAATGTTGTTGGTTGGGGTGGCTGGGCAGCTTTAGATGTTGATACGTTCCAAGGTGATATAAGAACAATTGAAAAAACTTATCCTGACTATAAGTATATTTGCTATTCAACAGCATCATCTACAAAAGAGTCACCAAAGTTTCGTTTAGTATTTGATTTAAAATATCCAGTTCTCAAAGAGGATATCAAACACTTTTGGTATGCTTTAAATAAAGAGTTCTTGGAAGTATCTGATGCTCAAACAAAAGATTTATCTCGTATGTATTATATTCCTAATCAATATAAAGATGCTTTTAATTTTATCTTTACTCGTGAAGGAAAACAAATGGACCCAATAGAACTAATGGGTAAACATCCATACGTAAATAGACAAGAAGGATTTTTCAATCGATTACCCGATGCAATTCAAAAAGGATTAATCGAACATAGAAAAAATCAATTAAATAATACCAGCTACTCTTGGAATAGTTATGACGATTGTCCATTTGTTAATCGTAAACAGATTGAAGAATACAAATCAATATCTGATACAGGTTGGTATGCAAAACTATATCAAATCATGGTTAGTACTGCAGGAAATGCAATGGCTAAAGGTTATCCAATCACAGCAAAAGAGATTGGATACTTATGCAGGCAATTAGATTCAGACACAGGAAACTGGTATGCCAAAAGAGATATGGAAAAAGAAGCAGAGCGAGCAATAGAGTTCGTATTTAGAAATAACATATAGGATTTATTATGGAGAGAGAATTACATCATCAGTATCAAAATGAAAATAGAATGGCAAAAGTTTATTTAGCTAAAAATGGATGGGAAGTCGATTTATTTGAAGGTGCTGATTTTGAAGCAACAACAAAACTACATAATCACTCAGAAATATACGCAGAAAATACTGCTGAAAACTGGGTACAAGGAATGTCAATTCCAATAAAAAATGTTAGAGAAAAATAAGTTTACATTTGCAATGAAATGTGATATAATAGATAATTATGGAGTAAATTATGAAAGAAAGTATGAAAGTACTGCAGGAATGTGCTGAACTGCAACAAACAAAATCAGCCGATTATCAAAGCGATAAGAGTACAATAACTCAAGCGATGCATTATCGTAGAGGTATTGATACTTTACATGATGCATGTTTAGGCAAACTAATACGTGCCACATCTTTACTTGAGTCAGGTAAAGAACCAAACTTTGAATCCCTGGAAGATTCATATAAAGACTTAATCAATTACGCATCCTTTTGTGTAGCATATATTCGTGGTAAAATGGAAGGCCAAGACCCTAGTAGAGATATGTTCAATCAGCCAATGAATAATGTTGAAGACTAAAGATATCGCAAATACCTTTATCGATAAACTTAAAAATAAAGAGTTTACTGATGATAAGACTGGTTGTAAAACAATCGAAATATTTGCTGCATCTTTTCTAGCTGATAAGCCATCAATCTTTGGTAAACCTAATCAAGAATATATTGATGCTGAAATAGAATGGTATAACTCTAGGTCAACTAATATTAATAAACTTGCTGAAATATATGGTAAGTCGCCAGCAGCATGGGAATATTCTGCAAATGATTATGGTGAAATCAATTCTAATTATGGTCATCTTATATTCAGTAAAAAGTTTCATAGACAATATAATCAAGTTGTAAAAGAACTAAGTGAAATAAATCCTGATTCTCGTAGAGCTTCAATGATTTATCAAAGACCAAGTATCTGGCGTGAGTATAAAGAAGATGGTAAGAATGATTTTATTTGCACAAATGCTGTCACTTATTATATTAGAGATGAACAACTACATTGTGTGGTTCAAATGAGAAGTAATGATGTTGTATTTGGATATCGAAATGATTATGCTTGGCAAAAATACGTACTAGAAAAACTAGAAAAAGATTTATATTACAATGGACATCCACTTAAAAAAGGTGGTAATATCTATTGGCAAGTTCAAAACTTACATGTTTATGAGAGGCATTTCGATCTTGTTAAGTAAGTGGGATAAAAGATTTCTTGGTATAGCATATGAAATTTCTACATGGAGTAAAGACCCTAGTAGAAAGATAGGTGCAATTGCAGTAAGAAATAGAAAAATATTATCTACAGGATATAATGGATTCCCTAAAGGTATCGATGATAGTGAAGAAAGATATAGTAATAGAGAACTTAAGTATCAATATGTCGTACATGCTGAAATGAACTGTATATACAATGCTGCAGAAAATGGAATATCACTAAGAGATTCAACACTTTATATTTGGGGTTTACCAGTTTGTGGTGATTGTGCTTTAGGTATAATACAAGCTGGAGTATCAAGAGTTGTTTCAGTATCAGAAGGAACTCCAGATAGATGGATAGAAGCAATAGGAAAAACAAACGAAATATTTAAAGAAGCAGGAGTGGAATATGAGTTCTCAGAAATTTGACCCAAAAGAAATACAAAATTCTAAACGTATATATAAAAGTGCAACACCGAAATATACGATTGATTGGTATATTAAATGGATAGCATCTGTGTTTGTATTAGCAGGAATGTCAATACGAGGAGTAGATGGATTTCAATTTTATGATTTAATATTTTCAATCATTGGCGTAACACTTTGGACAGTTGTAGCAGCTATATGGAAAGATAGAGCTTTGTTATTATTAAATGGAGTAGGAGTAATGTTTCTAATACGAAACTTAATTCAATCAATATGAAAATAGTTATACCAACATATAAAAGACCTGATGGTAAAATTGATGTATTAGAAAATGGATGGATACCTGAAAGTTTTTATAAAAGAGTTTATGTTTGTATTCGAAGAGATGTATCTGAAATGGAACGTTATAAAAGTATTCCATTTGATTACCCAGGCGTACAGGTAGTTCCGTTAAGAGTACCTAAAGATTCAGGCATACCAGAAAAAAGACATGCGATATGTGAACATTTTGCTGGTGAAAAGATTTGGATGATGGATGATGATATTAAGATAGTTCCTTGCCATATTACTGATGAAAAAGATTATGTAATAAAAGAAAAGGAATTATCAGAAGAATCGTTTTATGATTTAATTAATTATTCAATTGGATTATTAGAAGATATGCCATTTGGTGTAATCGCTACAGCAACCTTTGTTAAAGGTAAAGATATATTTCCTATAGGATTAAATCGTTGGGGAGCTTTTAGTTCTTTTATAAATTTAGAACAATTAACAGCTAACGATTTAGGTTATACAAAAGTAAAATATTATGAAGATGTAGCAGCATTTTGTGGTGCAATTGAAAAAGGATTTAATAATTTTTATATAACTAAATGGCAATTAGTCATTGGTAAAGAAAAAGAAGGTGGCAATGCTGCCGCGCGTCACGCGGACGTCATGCATACGGCCGCACGCGAGCTCAACAAACTATATCCTAAACATATTAAATTAGTAAATATGAAGGATAAAACACATAATCGTAAGATTAATCTCAAGGTACAACCAACAGGAGTGCCTAAACACATGAAAGATTTAAATGAAAATAACAGTGTACAAATCACTGATTTTATGATATAATATAACTAATTATGAAAATTGCAATAGTATTTGGAAAAGGCCTTGATGGCTGTGGCGTAGAAAAGTTTGGATATGAATTCCAAAGATATATGCCTAATGATGTAGACATATACGATTTACAAGAACGTGGATTTACTCGCTCAGGTGGACATATAAAAGATTCCATCTCATTCAAAGCTGAAGAAATACCAGAGGTAGCTAAAAAATTAAATGACAATTATGATATTGTTATGCTTAATTCTTATCCAAGTCCATTACACAAACAAACAACAGTTAAAAGTTTCTTTGAAGATTTAGTTCTTAAAATTAGGAAACCAATTCTTGTTGGTATGATGCATGAAATTAAAAGAATGAACTTTGATAGAATACCAATGCATATTCCTATTGCAAACGCATGTGATATTATATTTAACTTCTCAACAGAAACAACATACGCACAAGATATATCAAGTATACTAACTGATAAGAAACTTGGTGAAAGGATTGCTCGTATGAAATTACCATTTACTGTTTCTGATTATGAAAAGTATTGGGTACCATTTAAAGATAAAAGAAGAAGTTGTATATACGCAAGTCGTTGGACAACTATGAAGGACCCAAAAAGAATGGTTGAAATGTTTAACTTAGATAAAGATTTCCATTACTCAATTCATGGTATTGAAAGGTCTATTGGTGCTAAGTTTGATATTATCGATATTACAAGTTGGCAAGATAAGTTTGATGGATATGATTATGATAGTGATATATGCCAAAGCTTTGGACCTTACGAATATGAAGATGGTATGAACTTAATATCAAACTCTATGTTTGGTTATAGTGGATATAATCTTCCAAAGGAAATACACAACTATGGCGATAGGTTTGAATATGCTCAAATGGAAATAATCGCTGTAGGTACAGTTCCAGTATTTGATTCAAATTATGGAATGAATAACATAGCTGAAGATGGCTCAACATTTATAACTAACCCAATTGCAATATGGTCAAATAGAGAAGATTTAAATGAGACAAAAGATAAAATACATGAATTATCAAACGATGAATCAATGTATAATGATTATTTAGAAGCGGGTATTGAGTTTCTCAGACAGGAAGCTGATGCATCTAATGTAATACCACCTATGTTAAAACATATAGAGACTGTTGGAAAGCAAACAGATAAAATGACAGTGACTCAATTACTTGAAAAATGCTTTGGAATAACTTCTATAGATACTTTCATAGATATTTTTAATAATCATATTCCAGCATTTGGAGCAAAAGAAGTCATAGAACAACAATTAAGTTATTTTGAAAAGAAGAAAAGAATTGTACATACTAAGATAAAAGATTTAAATACAACTAGTTTGGAGGATTTCTTTGGATAAGAAAAAGACAATTGTAATCGATATAGATGATACGATTTGTTTTACAAATCACAACTATCAAGATGCACAACAAAAATATGGAAACGCGTTACCTAATAATAAGGTAATCAAAGGTATGAGAGTACTTAAGAATTTAGGGTTCCATATTATTTTATTAACTGCCAGAAGAATGTTAACACACAATGGCGATATAAAGAAAATTATAGAAGATGTAGGTAAGATAACAACCGATTGGTTGGAAAGATATGATGTACCTTACGATGAACTATTATGGGGGAAACCCTATTCATCTACTTATTACGTAGATGATAAAGCAATGAACTTGGAGGAATTTGTTAAATGGACAAACAAAATGGATTCAATTTAGTTATCCCTGCTGCAGGAGCAGCAACAAGACTAAGACCTCTATCTTCTGGCACGTCGAAGGTTATGGTACGTGTAAATGGTAAACCTTGCCTAGACTATATAATAGAGGCAGTCAATGGCAGCGTTGATGAAATAGTCGTGGTTGATGGAAAGTATACGGATATCCGAGAGTATTGTGCTGTTAGACATCCCAAGGTAAGGTTTGCTAATCAACTATCTTTTGATGGTCCAAGGGATGCTATATCTATTGGTATGAACGCATTAGTAAATCCTTTAAAACCAGTTGTTGTTTGGTTAGGTGATGCTATTATATTAGAAAAAGATATGCCGTTAGGTACAAACTTTTTACTTACAAAGGAAGTGGATAATCAATCAGCTTGGTGTATGTGGGATGGTAATAAATATTATAATAAACCAGAAAAACCAATACCTAATGCTACTGCTTTAGTTGGACTATATTCATTTAAGGAAGGATTAAGAGCTAAGCAAGCTTTCAATGAAAGTAGGGCCTACGATATATCAGGTGCACTAGAACTCTATGGAAACTTTAGCCAATATATTACTAAAGAATGGTATGACATAGGTGACCTGCCAACATACTATAAAACCTGTGCTTCATTACTTAATAGAAAAGCAAGGGCTTTTAATAATTTGAAGTTTAATGGAGAGCTTGGAACTATTACAAAATTACCAGATTATCATGATAAGCATTCAAGAAAAACATTACAAAACGAAAAGAATTGGTATAAATGTTTAAATCCTGAACAATCTATGTTTGTACCTAGAATATTAGAACATCCAACTCAACTAACAATGTCATATGAAAGTGGTACATTACTTAGTGATTTAATGTTATATGAGAATATGCCTGATTCACATTGGGATTATGTCATGGATAGAATATTTAGAATTAAAATAAATTACTTTAATAATCCAGTCGATGATGAAGATTTAATTGATGGGTTTAGTGAGAATGCAAAAGAAATGTGGGTAGGAAAAACTAAAGAGAGATTGAATCATGAGTTCTATAATGTAATGGAAGCATGGAAAGTTGCTCAACTACATGAAATGGCTGAACAAGTTTATTTACATACTTCACCAATAAATGGAATGCATGGTGATTTACATTTAGCAAATATTTTATACAATCAACAAACAGATCAATTTAAATTACTTGACCCAAGAGGTGAGTATGGTAGTTGGTATGGAACAATGGGCGATAACATATATGATTGGGCTAAGTTAGCTCATGATTGTTATTATGGATATAACGCTATTGTTGCTGATGTTCCACAAAATGAATATGTAAAAGATTTATTTTTAAGAAAATTAGATGAATATAATCTACCTAAAGAACAAATACTAATGGGTGGATTATTATTACTTGCAACCTGTATACCACTACACTATGATGATGTGGATAGGCAAACAAGAATGTTAACGAAGGTGATGAATGAAATACAGTAGTATCGTACCATTGATTGGTGGTGAAAGCATAGCAGTTATGAATAAACTAAATGGCCAAATGCCAGAAGAAGTTTTATCATATTCAGATTTTGAACCAAACGATTCTCATTATATAAACTATATTAGAGAAAAAGGTTGGCAAGGAGATTACATACATTTAGATGAGAATAAAAATCATAAACCAAAGAAAGTAGATATGGTCAATACAGTTTGTCCATGTGCAGGTTTATCTACATTATCAACTCATTCAGCTGCTGATAAACCAGCAAATAATTGGATGTACGAAACAGCACATTACGTTTTAGGTAAAATAGAACCAAAAGTTTTTTGGGGAGAGAATGCACCAAGGTTAGCACAAAAGACTGGTGTACCTGTAGTAGAGAAACTACGAAAAATAGGGGAGCAGTATGGTTATACCTTTGTACTTCTAAAGACTAAGTCATTAGTACAAGGGTATAGTCAAATTAGAGATAGAACATTTTATTTCTTTTTTAAAGGGCATCAGGCACCATTATTACCTTATGTAAACCGTTACCCTAACGAAAGAATTGAATCAGTTATCACCTCAGGGCCTCGATCTGAAGCCGATCCAATGAATTATCTGCCAAATCAACATACACCATCTGATTTACCTTTTTATAGATACATATTAGAAGAGCTTCATGGTGGCATAAACCATAGAGAATTTTACGATACTTTAGAGCATTCAAATAATTGTTTTGATTATATCGAAGATAATGATTCCTATGATAACCTTTTACCTTGGTTAAAAGAACAAGGACACGAAAGACATTATAACATTATCGATAGAATGAATAAGAAAATAAAGTCAGGTGGTAATGTAATGAGAAGAACTACTACATGGGCTAAGAATTATATTGGAGCTTTTGTAGGTCATTTGCCAGTTCAAACATGCCATCCATACGAAGATAGATACTTAACAGTCAGAGAATCAATGAGAATCATGCATTTACCAGAAGACATGAACTTAGTAAGCAATCAAATTAATCATATATGTCAGAACGTACCAGTAAAAACTGCTGAAGATATGGTTGAGAATCTATTAGCTTATTTCGATAACAAAGTAGATTTGATTGAAACACCTTACATGCTTATTGACAATAAAAAAAGAATGTACGAATATGAAAAAAACAGTTTACAATTAACTGATTTTATGTTATAATAGATATACTTATGAAAAATATAGGAGTGAATATATGCCAAGTGTAGATTTAAGACCTCGTAAGAGGCATCCCAGAGATAAACGTCCGGCTAAACCAATGCCATTTGATGTTGCTTTGAGAAAATTTAAGAAACAATGCGAAAGGGCTGGCATTGTACAAGAAGTTCGTAAAAGAGAATTTTATGAAAAGCCTAATCAAAGGAAACAACGTGTAAGAAAAGAAGCAATTGCACGTTGGAGAAAAAAAGAAAAAACCATGCAACTTAGACCAGAGAGGAGGTATTAATATGGGCGTAATGGATAAATTAAAAAAGAATAGTAAAATAAAAACGACTGATATTTTATCAGATTCTATGCTATTCAAAGATAAAGATGTAATATCAACAACCGTACCAATGGTAAACGTAGCTTTATCAGGTGATATGGATGGTGGAATGACAAGCGGTCTTACAGTTCTAGCTGGTCCATCAAAACATTTTAAAACTTCATTTGCTCTCTTAATGGGTGCAGCTTATTTAAAAGAATATGAAGATGCAGTTATGTTATTCTATGATTCAGAGTTTGGTTCACCACAAAACTACTTTGAATCTTTTGGTATTGATACATCAAGAGTATTACATACACCAATCACCGATGTGGAACAACTAAAATTTGATTTAGTAAACCAATTAGAAGCAATTGATAGAGATGACAAAGTAGTGATTGTTATAGATTCAATTGGTAATTTAGCAAGTAAAAAAGAATTAGAAGATGCGCTCAATGAAAAATCTGTTGCGGATATGTCGAGAGCGAAGGCCTTAAAGGGACTGTTCAGAATGGTCACTCCTTATTTAACAATGAAGAACGTCCCTTTACTCGCCGTTAACCATACATATAAAGAAATTGGATTATTTCCAAAGAACGTTGTTGGTGGTGGTACAGGTATTTATTACTCAGCTGATAACATTTGGATTATTGGAAGGCAACAAGTAAAAGCAGGTACTGAAGTATCAGGATATAACTTTGTAATCAACGTTGAGAAATCAAGATTTGTAAAAGAAAAATCTAAAATACCAGTAGGTGTATCTTGGGAAGGTGGAATAGAACCATACTCAGGATTACTACAAGTTGCATTAGCTGGTGGTTATGTCACTAAGCCAAATGTAGGTTGGTACGCAAGAGTTAATAAAGAAACTGGAGAGATTGAAGAAGGAAAGGTAAGAGAAAAACAAACTCTTACAAAAGCTTTTTGGGAACCAATCTTAAAGGAAACTGATTTCAAAGAGTTTGTCAAAACTTATTACTCAATAGGTCATAAGCCATTATTGGAAGTTGACCTTGATATCGAGATAGAGGGAGAGTAATGAAAATCGATGACTCACACTACACCTTTGTAGAGAATGCCAGTCATCCAATGACTGGTGTTAAATTTGCAAAAGGCGAATATAAAGATGTGATTATGACTTATGGTACAGTTAGTTTTGAAGAAGATACTCAAAACGATCAAGGTAAACTATCATTTAATTATACAGTGTTAGACCCAGCTGACCATACAGTCGATGAACTAAATGAAGATGAATCATTTAAAAATTACTTAGGCGATGTACTAAGATATATAATAATGGATTCCCTAGAATGGGGAGAACAAAATAACATAGCGAGGATAGGAATTGGAAACGACGAATCAACTACCAACTCAGATACTAAATCATCTTCTTAATAACGAAGAATTTTGTAGAAGAGTTATACCTTATTTACAACCTGAATACTTTGAAGGTTCACATAAGAATGTTTTTGATTTAATTGTACAATTCGTTGCAAAGCATAATCGATTACCAACATCAAAAGTACTTGATTTGGAATTGAGAAAAGTAAATGCTCCAGAAGATATACTAAATAATAGTTCTCAACTAATAAATGCTATAAGAGAAAAATCTGATATTGACACAGAATATCTAATCCAAGAAGCTGAAAAGTGGTGTAAAGAGAAAGCCATATATAATGCTATCATGGAATCAATTCAAATAATCGATGGAAAAGATGACATCAGGACTGAAGGTGCTATACCTGAATTATTATCTGATGCTCTTGGAGTTTCCTTTGACCAACAAATAGGTCATGATTATATTGACAATAGTGATGAAAGGTTTGACTTTTATAATCATAAAGAAGCAAGAATACCTTTTGATTTAGATTACTTTAATAAAATTACAAAAGGTGGATTACCTAATAAAACACTTAACATCGCGCTCGCGGGTACGGGTGTGGGTAAGTCATTATTCATGTGTCATTGTGCAGCATCAGCATTAGAACAAGGTAAGAACGTTTTATATATCACAATGGAAATGGCTGAAGAAAGAATTGCCGAAAGGGTGGATGCTAATCTTATGAACATTCCAATAGAGCAACTCAGTTCATTACCGCAAAAAGTATTCTCTGAAAAGATTGAAAAGATAGCTAAAGGTGCCATTGGTAAACTTATTGTAAAAGAGTATCCAACTGGTTCAGCTCATACAGGTCATTTTAGAGCTTTACTTAACGAATTAAAATTAAAGAAAAACTTTGAACCTGATATGGTTTATATAGATTATTTAAATATTTGTGCTTCTAGCCGTATGCGTGGGTTAGGTGGAAGTATAAATACTTATAGTTATGTCAAAGCAATAGCTGAAGAGCTACGTGGTTTGGCAGTAGAGTTCAATGTACCAATAGTTTCTGCAACGCAGACAACAAGGGCGGGATATAGTAATACAGACCTTGGACTAGAGGATACATCTGAATCATTTGGTTTACCAGCGACAGCTGATTTAATGTTTGCTCTGATATCAACAGAGGAACTAGATGAGCTAGGTCAAATGATGGTAAAGCAATTGAAAAATAGATATAACGATCCAACCAAATATAAGAGATTTGTAATTGGTATTGATCGTTCCCGCATGAAATTATATGATGTGGAGGAGTCCGCGCAGTCAGATATTATGAATGATATGACTCCGGACAAACCAATAAATAAGTTTGGCGAACGTGAGAATCCCGACACATTTGCTGACTTTAAAATATAGGAGAAATGTATGAACATGCTTAGTTCAGTTAAGGATTGGATACTAGCCAGATTTTCCGAAAGGACATCCTGGGACGGAGCTTTACTTGTTGCTATTTCACTATCACTACTTCTTTTAGGAGATTTAGTTTGGTGGGCAGCATGGGTAGGACTCATTTATGGTATTTACACCTTGGTTAAACCACAAGTTTAACATAAACTATATAATGTGATGAATGCGGGGTGTAAAAACCCTGCATTTTTTAAAGAATTATGAAATCATTAGAAGATTATATTGTAGTATTTGACGACGTTTTAGATGAAACCGCGTGTGAAATCTTAATTGATACATATAATAAAAGTCCAAATCATGTAGAGCAAAGAAACGATACTCTCATGAAATTTAATGAAATTAATATATTCGAATCTCCAAAGTTCGAATCATTTAGAGAACTATTTTTATTCAAAGCAAAAAGAATAGCTGAAAGTTATAGAGATTATACAAAAGCTTTTTGGCCTCAAGATTTAGCTTATGAAGCTCCGAGAATAAAAAAGTATGAACCAAACGATGGGTACTTTAATTGGCATATTGATTCAGCATCAGCTGAAACAGGTAAAAGATTATTAGTAATGTTTTGGTATTTAAATGATGTCGAAGAAGGTGGACAAACAGAATTTGCTATTGGTGATGAAATAATCAGCAATCCAGCGAAAAGAGGTTCAGTCGTTTGTTTTCCACCTAACTTCTTATATCCTCATCGAGGAGTCACACCTACTTCAGGACCAAAGTACGTGATATCATCTTACGTTCAACTACCACCACAATCTTAGAATGTTACAGGAATGTTACAAGAACGTAACAATTGTGTAAACTTTTCAAAAAACCGTTTACAAATGCAGAAAAACGGTGTATAATGGTACTATAATTTAAAAAAATAAGGAGTTTTAAATGACACATAAAGAAAGAATTCAAAAAGAAGTTGAAGCAATGAATACAGGTTCTATCTTAAGAGAACTAGAAGGCGGAATGAAGCCAGGTATCTGCGAATCATTCGATATGAGAGTGGCTTTCACTGATAGAGATAAAGTGATTGCAAAATTGGTTGACAAAAGAGTCACAGACCTTCATATGAAAACTGTTCTAGAACTTAGAACTGGGACGGTATTATAATGAATACTAAATTTAAAAATTTTCTAATAGACCACGACCTATTAGATTTAGATTTCCTATTAATGGTTTTTGGAATGCTAACCATTCCATTTATCGCAGGAAATTAATTGAAAAAAACCGTTTACATTTACAAAAGAACGTGTTATAATAGTTATATAAATTGATAAGGAGAAAATTATGAAAACACTAAAACAACAAATATCAGAAATCAGAACAATGTCTGAGTTAAATGATGTCTTTAAAGCTGCAAAAGCTCGACACCAAGCTATCAGAGCTCAAGATATTGCAATTAAAAAAGCTACATTATGTGTAGGTCAAAAAGTTATAGTTAACGGACAAAGTAATGTTAACAAAGTCGGTATTATTGAAAAAATCAAAATCAAAAATGCTGTAGTAAATATTGATGGTCAAAGATGGAATTGCCCATTAACAATTTTGGCCACTGTGGCCACTGTAAGGAGTGCATAATGAAAAAATTTATTATGAATCCAGTTACTGGAAAAACTGAAGAAATGAAACCAGATGTTTTTACAGCTAAGTTCGAACATATTGCAACTAAAATACCTGTTGAAATCGAGCTTACTGAACATGAGTTTAAACTACTTACATCAAAGGTCGATATGGATAAAAAGACAGACCAAGCATGGTTAAGCATGTGGTTAAGGGATACAGATATTAGAAGTAATACTGGTCCAGCTGAAGATGATATCAAAGAGTTTTTTAATCAACACTTTTTCGATGGTGTTTTTTGCAATGGAAGATTAAGGAGTCATTAATGCTAAAAGAAGTTAATTCACATAACGGTGGAGTCCAAAAGGTTTATGAATTTGATAACGGGTATGGTGCTTCAGTTATCATGCATCAAGGTTCTTATGGATATTCAAAAGGACTATGGGAATTAGCTGTTTTAGAAAATGGAGAGCTTTGTTATGATACATCTATTACTCACGATGTAATAGGGCATTTAACCGAAGCTGAAGTAAATAAATATCTCAAACAAATAAAGGAGTTATAATGAGAGGTTCACAAAATTACGTGATGACAGCCCACGTTAAAAGTGCTGGCGATATGCTTGAGTTGGAAAACATTAGAAAAGCAGTTAAGATAATTAATTTGGAAGCTAAAAGAAATGAACAAAGTTCTTATAGAAATCCATTTAATTCAAAGTTTCCTAGGTACAGAGTTAAGTGCCAAGGTAGAGGTCCAAGAGCTTCAGTTGCAAGAGCTGAAGGAAGGCATCCTAGAGCTTATGATAGGTCAATACCATTAAGTAAGGCGGAGAGATATGATGTCTACATCTACGAGCAAAGCTAAAATACCATGTTTCAAAGTAACGTTCTTTGACAAACACATTAATAAGATAGAATATACATTTGCTAAATTACAAGAAGCTATTTTATTTCAAGTTGGTATGCAGAAAAAAGGATACGATACGAATCTTACAAGAGAATTAATCTAATGGAAATGTTCTTAATTCAACTAGTATGTTTAGGAATACTAATCTGGTACTCTAGTAAACGTGCTTATAAGCTGGGTTTACAAGAAGGAGCTTCCAATACTATAGATAAATTACATGAAGCTAAAATAATTTCCTATGATAATATGGGAAATATTCGTCCTAATCCTTTCTTTGACGCATAAACTTGTATAAATAGTTATGATAAATTAATTTATATGGGGACTGTGTTCAATGCAATCATTCAAAAGTTTTATATACGAAGCCAGCTTACTTGGTAGAACTACTAAATATTCCGGAAGTCTGGGTGCTTTTAAACAGTATGTAGAACTATCACCCAATAATACTGAATTCGAATTAGAAAAAGATGCTGAACTCTATCAAATGGATGGTACACCAATGGATGAAACATTGAAAAAGGGTACCAAATTAGAAATTATGGATAGGGAAACTAAACATATAAAAACTGTTGGTAGGTCTTTAGCAGTCAGAGTTAATTTAACTGATTCGAAATATCGTAGATACAAAGGCCAAGATTTCTTAATACTTTTAAACAAGATATTAAAACCATCTGGTAAGAATGTTGAACCAATGGAAGTTGATTTAAACGATAAAATTAATCCTGAGGTATTTACAAACTTTAAAGCTGGTCATGGACATGAAGGTCAATTTACTGAAGCATGGATAAAAGGCTCAGGTGATAATTGGCAATTTGATTATAAAGGAAAAGAATATAAAGTTTCAGAACTAAGAGCTCCAGATTGGAGAGGCCAAGGTAATCCAAAAACTGATGTGACAGTGGTATTAGATAAAAAAATACCAGGCTTTCCATCTAGATTTATGAAGTATAGTTTAAAAGCTGAAAACGCTACTTACTTTGAAAATTGGATGCTACCTGAAAGATTTCTACAGATATATGGAAAATCTTATGGCTCTAAATTATTAAATCTTGCTTTAGAAGAAATAAACGAAAAAGGTTCTATTGGTGGTACAAAAACAAATACACATTCAATATGTCCTTTCATAGCTAAGAAATGGAACTTTGCTCCTAAGTTAACACCAACACAAATGATGGAAGTAATATCAGGAGCAGTTAAGTTTGAAAATGGTGAAGGCGCAGCAAATGTATTCTTTGGTGGTAATATACCAACTAAACCAGATATGATACAACAAATGCTTAAAGAAACTAAAACAGCTGGAGCTATGGCTAAAAAGATTACAGCTGGATTATCATTAAGAGGTTCATCAGATATTAAGAACTCATCATGCTTTGTAAAAGGTGAAGAAGATAAGTGGTATATTAATGATGCTAAGAGAAATGGTTGGGGAGATTTATTTGATATTAATGAAGAGTTTTACCGTTCATGAATTTTAAAGGATTCATAAGAGAAGCAAGACTAGATGACCGCCCAGATAGTGCGTTAAAACATTTAGTTTTTAAATCTCAAGATGATTTAAAAAAACCTGATTATGATGATATGGAAATTTGGAAAGATGGTTGGCAAAGAATTATATTACCATCACCTCCAAGAGAAGACAGAGAAATAGATGCTGTAATCGCAGCTGTTGAAGGAGCTACAGATCAACAGAAAAAAGATTATGCGAACTGTGATAAAGACGCATCATATTACATTAAAGAATATTTGAGAAAGAATAGTTTAGAGTTTGATGATGATGTAATAGAATATATTGAGAAACAATGTTCACCAATTATTCGACATTTTAAAAATCATTTTAACAGACCTAGACCATATCAAGTAGCAGATTTATATAATAAAGTTTTAAATAGATTTAAAACAGGAACAGCTAAAACACCATCATATCCATCAGGGCATTCTATGCAGCCTATGATAGTTGCATTACATTATAGTAAAAAGTATCCTGAGCATAAAGATGAATTCATTCGAGGTGCTAAGATATGTGGATACGGAAGAGTAATAGCTGGATTACATTATCCATCAGATTATGACGCAGGTATAGAACTTGCTCATAAGCTTATACAATTTATGGATTATGATAAGTTTTAAACTATTTTTAGAAGCTGACAAAAGAACACCTCGTAAAAAAGGACAGCACAAAGGTAGTTCTAGTCATAGCGATTTATATACAGATGAAGACCCAAGAGGAACAATAAAAGGGTTAGGATTTAAAGATGCTGAAACAGCAAGAAAAGGTGTTAACATAATTAATAAAGCTAGTAAAGAACATGCACATAAAGTTCAAGCTACATTAGTTATGCAACAAAGAGCAAAGGAAGCTATCAAAAGGACAAAGGACCCAGAGAAGAAAGCAAACCTTAAATCAGCATACGAAATTTGGACAGCACATTTAGAAAAACTTAAAAAGAAAACAAAGGAATTGAATAAGTGAAAAGTTTTAAAAACCATAACTACATAACCGAAGCTAAGAACACTCATATGACGCATATTGAGGATTTAATCTTAGACGGTGGAGTTAAGGGGGCTCGCCAAGCTATCCTAGCGCTAAGGTCATTGAGGGATATGTTGAGCGGAAATGCAGATGCACCTGTGGACATTTCTGTCAAATGGGACGGAGCCCCCGCCGTATTTGCAGGTATTGACCCAAGAGATGGTGAATTCTTTGTAGCCAAAAAAGGTATATTCAATGCAAATCCAAAAGTTTATAAAAGTCATGCTGATATCAATGCAGATACATCAGGTGATTTATCTAAAAAATTAAAATTAGCTTATGATAACTTAAAAGATGTTGGTATAACAGGTGTCATACAAGGTGATTTTATGTTTGAAAAAAGTGATTTAAAAACGGAGAAAATAAATGGAGTTGGACATACTACTTTCCATCCTAATACTATTGTCTATGCTGTACCTAATGGTACGCCTTTAGCTAGAGAAATTAAAGCAGCAAAAATAGGTATAGTATGGCACACAATATATACAGGTACAAAGTTTGAAAATATGAAAGCTGCATTTGGTAAATCAATTGCAACCAATCTGAAGAAAACAAAAAACGTTTGGATGGTTGATGCTACATATCCTGATATCTCAGGAAAAGCTCTATTATCAAAAAAAGAAACAGATACTTTAAATGCATTACTTTCAAACGCAGGTAAAACTTTTAGAAAAGTTGAAGCACCAGTACTCAAAGAATTAGAAGATAATAAAGAATTAAATTTAGTAGTAAACGTATATAACAATACTAAGGTAAGAAGTGGTGAAAGAATAACAAATCCTAAGAGACATGCTAAAGGATTAATTAAATTTGTGACTGATAGATACGCAAAAGAAATATCTAAACGTTCATCTGAAAAAGGTAAACAAACACAAGTAGATAAAAGAGATGCATTATTATCTTTCTTTAATAATTCAAACTTAAAAATTTTAGAAGATGTGTTTAAATTACACAACTATGTGACAGATGCAAAATTAATTATTATAAATAAACTAGAGACGTTATCAAATATTGATACGTTTATCAAAACTAAATCCGGGTTTAAAGTCACCGGCTCAGAGGGCTTTGTAGCTATAGACCGTACGGAAGGTGGAGCGGTAAAGTTAGTTGATAGATTAGAATTTTCTACAAATAACTTTTCGCCAGATATTATAAAAGGTTGGGATAATCCTAACTAAATGGGAACCGAGGATATAAATGTCAATACAATCATTTAGTGACTTTTTAACTGAAGCAACAAAAGAAGTCACATTTACATTCGGGAGGTATAACCCTCCAACCATAGGGCATGAAAAGCTCTTTGATGCAGTGAAAAAACAAGCACGTTCAGGTGCTTATCGCATATATACTTCCAAATCACAAGACTCAAAAAAGAATCCATTAGAATTTAAAGATAAAATAAAGTTCGTACGTAAAATGTTTCCTAAGCATGCTAGGGCTATTATGGGAGATAAGGATATACGTACAGTATTTGATATAGTCACAGTACTCTATGACCAAGGCTTTGTAAAAGTCACAATGGTTGTCGGTTCCGATAGAGTAATAGAATTTGATACACTATTACAGAAGTACAATGGAGAAAAAGGAAGACATGGATTCTATAATTTTGAGCAAATAAATGTAGTTTCCGCAGGTGAACGTGACCCAGATGCTGAAGGAGCATCGGGCATGTCGGCCTCAAAAATGAGAGCATTCGCTCAACAAAACGACCTAGCAGGTTTTGCTAAAGGATTGCCGTCCGGCTTTAAGGATACTTCTGGATTATTCAACGCAGTTAGAAAGGGAATGGGACTTACTGAGTCACGTTCTTTTAGGCAACATATTGAATTACCTCCAGTATCACAAACTCGCGAAGAGTATATTGAAGGAAGTCTTTTTAAAGTCGGAGACCTTGTTAGAATAAAAGAAAATAACGAAAAAGGGAGAATAATTGTATGCGGTTCGAATTACGTAATGGTGGAAAGCAACGACATAAGAAAAAGATATTGGCTAGAATCCGTAGAACTCGTAGAGGAGCATGGAGCAGGAGACTTCGGAACAAACAAAGCACTGAATAGATATCTAAAAGATACACCATTCTCTCAAGTAGTAAAACCTAAAACAGAAAATAAGAAACCTCAGAAAAGAAATAAAGCGTATCATAAAGGTTTGGGTCAATCTACAAAAGATAAAAGACAAGCGCAATTTAATAAACAAACTAAGATGGATGACGATAATCCAGCAGCATATAAGCCAGCACCTGGTGATAAATCTGCAAAGACTAAACCATCTAAGCATACCAAGAAATTTAAAGCTATGTACGGTGAAATGGCTGACCATTTAACCTTTGAAGATTTCATGGTAAAAGAAGCTGATACCGACGCGGCTTTAAAGAAAAAGGCGGATAAGAGTGGTATGCCATTAGGTATACTAAAACAAGTTTTTAATAGAGGTGTTGCAGCTTGGAGAACAGGACATAGACCTGGTACAACTGCAGTACAATGGGGATTAGCAAGAGTTAATTCTTTCGTAACAAAATCATCAGGAACATGGGGTAAAGCCGATAAAGACTTAGCCGCAAAAGTAAGAGGAAAATAAAAATGAATTTTAGAGAATTTAGAGCATCAATAAAGGAAAATAAGATGTTAAAACCAACTTCTCCAAAGATGAGGCTTCAAATGGCTATATCTATTGCTTTAGATATGGGTGGTAATATGACTGGAGCCTATAAGAAAATAGAGAAGATAGAAAGAGGTTTAGGCGATCATCCAGCTGTTAAAGCAGCTTTAAGGTTTGCGAATGAATCAGTAAATGAAAAACTATCAGATGCTGATAAGAAGAAAAGATTAATTATGATTCGTAAAGCCGTAGAGAAGATGAAAGATAGAGAACTTAAGATGGCTAAGAAAGATGCATTGGCCGCAATCAAAGCATTAGAATCAGTTGATGTAAATGAACTCAATGGTCAAACTGGGCCGGTGTTAAAATTATCATATAAACCTCAAAGAGCTGGTGGTAAACTAACTAGTCATTCAACAATTACTAAATCTGATTTATATAACGATGTTGTATACAATAACAAAAATTGGAAGATAACAGCAAATACGAATTCAATCGAAATGAGACTTCCAAGATCTGATGGTGATGAGAGAGATAGAAAACATTTCTTAGATTTAATTAAAGGAGCAACAGGTGATGTTTCTAATTTAATTAGAGGTGGTAGTCTTACTAAATCAGAAGTTATGGAATTGAAAAAAGATTACGAAAAGGCAGTTAAAGCTTTTGGAGCAACAAAGGTAGTATCTCAAGACCATTCAATATATGTATCTCATGATAAACCTGGTGGATTAAAAGTTAAAGAAGGTCTATTAGCTATGTTAAAAGCATTAGATGAATTTGGTATGAGAAATCATATTAGTTTAAACTCTAGAAATGGTGTATTAACACAAATACAAGATGCTGGTCAATATAACGAATCAGTTAAAGAAAGTGCAATGGATACAAGAGAAAGAAAGCTCAATATTAAAATGAAAGAACTCGAATATAAAATGAAATTAGCTGATTTCATAAAAGATAAAGTTGAAGCTAAAATTAAAACAAAAGAAGATAAAAAGAAATTACCTGAAGCTGATACATCTGAGTTAAAAGTATCTGATACTAGTTCAACTACATTTAATAAACTAAACAAAATAGCAAAAGATGTTGGTGTTGAAATATCTAGAGAAGAGAATCATTTAAAAATAGTAGGTGATGCTAAGAAGATGGGAGAGTTCAAATCTCAAATGTCAGTAGCTATGAAAGAATCAAAAAAAGTAAAAGAAGGTACAATGGCTATTGGTATTAAAGATAGAGACCCAAAAGAAAGGGCAAGAGCACAAGCACAACTGAAAGTAATGTTAAAGAAAATTGGTAATAAGAAAGTAGGTTCTAAAGAAGGTCAAGACTTTGATGATAAATTGGATTACGACATATTGTCAGACGATGAATTAGCAGATGAATTTGCAAATCCAAAAAACAAAAATATGAAAGTCAAAGACTTGTTAAAGAAACATTCAAAA